ATGGCTGGTCATGGTATTGCAGTTTCAAGTGGTCGTTCAGGTTCATATTATGCAGAGGAACATGGTTGGATTATTGGTATTATGTCTGTAATGCCTAAAACTGCATACCAGCAAGGTATTGCGAAGCAATTTACTCGTTTAGAACCTTTAGATTATTTTTGGCCTTCATTTGCTAATATTGGAGAACAAGAAGTTAAATTAAAGGAATTGTTTGCTTATACATCAAATGCTGAGGATACATTTGGTTATGTTCCTAGATACGCTGAATATAAGTATATGCCTTCTCGTGTAGCTGGTGATTTTAGAACATCTTTAGATTATTGGCATTTAGGTAGAATTTTTGAGAATGAACCTACATTGTCTCAACAATTTATTGAATGTAAGCCAGAAGATACTGAACGTATATTTGCTGTTACTGATCCTGATGCTCAAAAATTATATTGTCATGTACTAAATAAAATTAAGGCAGTGCGTCCTATGCCTAAATACGGTACACCTACAATTTAATGAGTTCTCGATGTATTACTCCGTTTCAAATTAGAGATAAAATTACAAATCAATGGATGGCGCTTCCATGTGGTAAATGTCCTAATTGTATGAAACGGAGAACATCGGGATGGTCTTTTAGGTTGATGAAAGAGGGTGAGCGCTCTGAAACTGCCTTATTTGTTACATTAACATATGATACTAAATACGTACCTCTAACTAAGAATGGGTTTATGACTTTAAATAAAAGGGACATCCAAACTTATATGAAACGTTTACGGAAATTGTCCGATTCTAAACTTAAGTATTATGTATGTGGCGAGTATGGTAGTAAACGAGACCGCCCTCATTATCATATGATTATATTTAATGCTGATGCTGAAAAAGTTGAAAAAGCTTGGTCCGAGTATCGTGCTGGGTTTGGTTATGTACCTTTTGGTACTATTTATATTGGCGAAGTCAATGAAGCTTCTATAGGATATACTTTAAAGTATATGCAAAAGCCAGGTAAAATACCTAAACATCAAAATGATGACAGACAAAAAGAATTTAGTTTAATGTCTAAAGGTTTAGGTCAAAATTATGTTACTTATGCTATGAATAAATGGCATAAAAATGACATATTAAACCGTATGTATGTTCCTATTAAAGATGGCAAAAAAATAGCTATGCCTCGTTATTATAAAGATAAAATATATACTGAAACTCAAAAATTACTTATTAATAATCATTTAAAGATTGTTATGAACGAAGCTGAACAAAAGCAAGAACTTGAATTAATTCAAGAATTTGGTGAAATATGGTCAAAAAAACTATTTGAACGTCACGAAGAACAGTTTAAAAAAATGTATAAAAATTCTCAACTTGGTAGAGATAAATTAGAAAAGTTATGAAAGTTAAAAACTCTTTAAATGCACATTTATTTGATAAAAACTATAAAGTTTTTACTCAACCTTCTATGACAATACCAGATCAAAGTATGTCAATAAAAACAATTTTAGAAAGATATGCTAGGGGGCTCCCTGTGGGCGGTCGCCTAGATGAATATTATGATGAAGAAGATGATTTACCAAATCCATTGACATTGGATTTAGCAGAACGTCAGGAAATGGCTGAATTATATAAAAATGAGATTAATGAAATTAAATCTCGAAAAAAAGTTATCAACAATGTGGATAACTCTGTGGATAAAACCACAGAAACCGACGAGACGGAATCGTAAGGGCTTTGCCCTGGATTCTGTCCGTCAAAAGCCCCGATGAGGGGCGATAAGCACTATATATCCTTGATATATTAGTGCTAATTGACACTAATTTAAAAAAAAGTGTTATATTTGAGTACAGAACAAAACGTAGTGGCGTGAAAAACGAAAAAAAAACACTACTTTTAAATGTCAATTAAAAACAAAAACAAAAAAAAATATGGGTCCATTAGTCTTACCCCTTATTGCTGCCGGTGCCAGTTTAGCTGGATCGGCTATAAATGCGGGTTCTCAATCCCGCACTAATCAAAGTCAATTATCTTACTCTAGAGAAATGTATGATAAACAACGTTCAGACGCTTTAGCAGATTGGAATCGTCAAAATCAGTATAATTCACCTAAAGAGCAGATGATGCGATTTAAGGAAGCTGGATTAAATCCTAATCTTATCTATGGTCAAATGACACAATCTCCAGTTGTTAGAACTTCATCCGTTGAGGGTTATTCACCTAGAGCTCCTCAAGTAGATTTAGGAAATGCCGCAGCAATGGGATTGCAAGGATTATCTACTTATCAAGATACACAATTAAAAAATGTTCAAACTGATTTAGTAAAAGAACAAATAAAAAATGCTTCTACTGATAATATGTTAAAACAACTTGATTGGGCTGAAAAAAATATTAGATTGCCTTATGCTCAATCTATGGCTCAATCAAATGCTGAAGCATTAAAATTGCAAAATGATCAACGTTTACAGGATTTACAATTTAATACTCAAATGAATCCTATAAAATTAGAGGAAGGTCAATATCGTATTAATAATGCTATTAAAGATTTAGATGTAAAAATTCAGAATATGAATTTATCTAAAGCACAAGAAGCTCAAGCTTATCAAACTATTGCATCATTAAAAAAACAAGGTGTATTGCAACAATTAGATATAAATCTTAAAAAACAAGGTGTACAACCTGGCGATAATGTATTATTAAGAATATTAACTCAAGGTATTACTCAAGGAAAAGGTGTAGATTGGTTTAAAGAAAAAGCTAACAACTTAGCACAGTGGTTAAAAGAAAATTTGTATAATTAATGGAAAAATTTATAGAGTTTATTCAGGAGTCTATTAAGACCATAGAGAATATGGAATTAGAAGACCAACAAAAATCCCTGGTTGCTTCCAGGTTAGATAGTATTTGTGGATTACTTCAAATAACAATGTTTCATCTTAAACAAAACGAAAATGAGAAATCGTAGAGGTTACAAAGGGCGTAAGTCCTACGGTCGTAAAGGTTACGGCAAGAGAAGTAAAGTTTCAAGAACTTATTATATGTCACGCGGTGGAATCCGTTTATAATTATGGCAAAAAATTTATTTAATACTATTCAGCTTAAGAAGCCGAAAAAGAATTATTTTGATTTAACACATGATGTTAAATTATCTACTCAAATGGGTGAATTAACACCAATTTTGTGCATGGATGTTGTACCTGGTGACAAATTCGATATTAGTTGCGAGTCTATTATTCGTTTTGCTCCTATGACTGCTCCCGTTATGCATCGTATGGATGTTACTATGCATTATTTCTTTGTTCCTAATCGTATTTTATGGCCTAATTGGGAAAAATTTATTACAAATAATGGACCTAATGGTACTGGTGATACTTTAGTCGCTCCTTATTTGTCTTATTCTAATTCATGGCCAGTTACTGAAGCTACGATTGAAGCCAAAAGTGTACAGTTTTTAGATTATTTGGGTATTCCTCCAATTGGATTGACTGGATCTACTACACAAATTAATGCTTTGCCTTGTGCTGCTTATCAAGCTATTTATAATGAATATTATCGTGATCAAAATTTAATTGAAGAAGTTAATTATAAATTAATTGATGGTAACAATTCACTTAGTTTTGAGAGGAATGCGGAATTAACTCAATTACGTTTACGTGCTTGGGAACATGATTATTTTACTGCATCATTGCCTTTTGCTCAAAAGGGTGCTGCTGTAGACATTCCTTTGGGTGCTGTTAATGGTGATGCTAATATTTATTCTAATGTTGGAACTACTACATTGAATGGTAGCGCTGGTGATCCTACAATTATTGGTGACTCTGCTTCTGGCTTGTCTGATTTATGGGCACAAACTGATGGTTTAACTGTAGAGCCTACTACTATTAACGATTTACGTAGAGCTTATCGTTTACAAGAATGGTTAGAAAAAAATGCTCGTGGTGGTACTAGATATATCGAAAGTATTTTATCCCATTTTGGTGTAAAATCAAGTGATGCTCGTTTGCAACGTCCTGAATATATTACTGGTGTTAAAACTCCAGTTGTTATTAGTGAAGTTTTAAATACTTCAGGTACAGAAGATCAATTACCGCAAGGTAATATGGCTGGTCATGGTATTGCAGTTTCAAGTGGTCGTTCAGGTTCATATTATGCAGAGGAACATGGTTGGATTATTGGTATTATGTCTGTAATGCCTAAAACTGCATACCAGCAAGGTATTG